CTATCAGGATTTGCTATAAACACCCTTAAACAGGGTGTCGAGACAGTCCTGTCTCCAAAGGTTATGGCACTTGAAAAGGCATATCTTCAGATATGCAACCTTCTTGCAGATCAGTATGTTTCCAATCGTTTTAAAGCACTGGAACTAAGTGGTCGTGACAATAACAGGATGTACTTCTCAGAAAAGATAACACCGTCCAGGGTAAAGGATGGCGGGGATGTCGAGATCTCTATAGTGGCAAGACTGCCGCAGGACGATATGTCCAAGTACTCGATGGCCCAGATCGCAAGAGAAGGCCAGACTCCTCTTATGCCGGACCTGTGGATAAGGGACAACATACTTGGAGTACAGGATTCAGATCAGACCGAGGATGCTATCAAGGAACAGATAGCGGAACGTACTCTGCCGGAAGCCGCGACATGGAGTCTTTACCAGGCAGCACTAAAGCAGGGCCGTGACGATCTTGCACAGATGTATTTCGGTGAACTGGTTGCCATGCTGCTGAGTAAGTCAAAGATGCTGAATGAAACTCTTGGTGGTGGCGGTGCAGGTATGCCACCTCAAGCCGGGGCTGTTCCTCCTCCTATGCCCACGGGGCCAATGCCACCCGGAGCGGGAGGGCCGCCTGTGATGCCACCTCCGGGTGTAATGCCCCCTGCAATGGCTGGTGTGCCGCCTCCTATGCCTACTCCGCAGGCAGGTCCGGTAGTACCACCGGGGCAACCAAGACCGGGAGCGGTTGGTGAAGAAGAAAGATTAAGACGTATGGGCCTTGTAGGACCAAGGGGTTAATATGGCGCAACCAAGTTTAACTGACCTGTTTGGTGTACTTCCTGAAATGGCTGTGGGCGGTGCAACCCCGCAACAGATTATGAATATTATTGTAACGGGCAGTCCAACAGGAGAACCCGAACCTGTAACCGAACCTGATCCTTTGAGTATGGGCTATGACCCGACAACGACTATACTGACCCCCGAAGCTGCTTTGATGGCTGCATTTGATGCTTCTATTTCTGATGATACAGATATGGAAAGAGCAAAAACTATGGCTGAAGCTGAAACAGCACAGCAGATTGCTGCGACAATTCTGGATGTGGCAGATAATAATCAGCCAGCATCAGATCCGTATCAGGCTATGATTAAGGCAAAGGCAGAAAAAGATCCTATTGCCTACGCAAAGTCACTGGCTCCTGTAATTTCAGCTAATTCAGGTATTTCACAAAGGCAAATTATAGAAGCTATAGTTCAGGAAAATGAAAACAGGGAGTCTGTTGCGGCTGGTTTTGATTATGATCCCGGCCTGATACAAACAGCCATGTATCATCAATATCCCCCGCAACCGACTATAACACCAGACGAAGTAACAGATATGCTAACTCCTGAAACAGGAGACCCGCTGATGCAGCCGGGAGAAATACCTGATCCAATGCTGGAAGGAATTGGTCCAATCCCGCTCTCAGGGCCGAGTTATACTCCAATGACTAATATAAGTTATTCATCAGATCCTCTTATTGGATCTCTTTTAGACACTGACGCTGCCCTGGGACCCGACCTTTATGACCCTACTGGACCGGGAGATATTGAAACAGCAGGTAGCGTCCTAGAGGCCGAAAAGCATAAGGCAGCTATTGATAAAGAACGGGAAATCGAAGCTGCTATCGAAGCTGTACGAAGCCAAATGGAGGGAGAAGAAAAAAGGCTCGGTGGTCGATTTGGTTCAATTGGTTGGGGAGAACCGATTGATAATGTAAAAGCAATAGAAATGCTTAACCAGATATTGGCAGATTCTGAAGATACGGATTATAAAGATATTACGGCAATTGATATTTTAAATGCCTGGGACAAGGGTGATACTATCCTCAGTAGAGATGATGCTGAAACTGCTTTACCTACTGTAATTGATACTACTGTAACTGCTGATACTGCAACTGCTGATGCAGCCGTTGAAAAAATTATTAAGGAGTTTCAGGATTGGGAATATCTTAATACCAGTGTAGAAGAGATATTTACCGAAATACAAACACGGCTTGATGCCCTTGGGGATCAATATAAAAACTCTTCATATTTTGAAATCCCACTGTCAGATATTATGAAGGGATGGGTCCCGACATATCAAAAAACATCTGTTACCAAAAATATAGAAACTGCTAATAAGGAAGCTGCTGCGTCAGGGATAACATATGCAAGTCTTATACAAGCTAACCCCGCTGTTCAACTTGATCTTACGCAGATTGAAAAACTTACACCTTTTGCTCATAGTGTGGATTCTAAATTAGAAGGTATAGGTAGAATTTCTCTGTTTTTAGATGAGGACGATAATAAGGTTTATGCTTCTAATGACAACACCAACTTTTATTCTCTTGGCACAGCTTCATTAGAAACCGAAGGAGGCACTGCCCTATTAACAATAGGAGGGGAAGGTTCAGGGCTTACCTGGGCAGCAAACATAAATGAGGACGGTGAGCTAACCACAAACAGTGTTTGGCAGGCAGTAAGCCCAGGTACAGGGTCTATTATAAAAACACCGGGTTGGTCTGATAACTTAACTGGCGATCAGTCATCTACATATTGGAGTGATAACCCACAGGAACTCTGGGAGGCCGCTCGTGTTCATCAGATGGGTGATGATGCTCATAAGCCACAGTTCTGGAAGACCCGTATGCACGGCTTCACGAACAAGTGGGGTAATTATCTTATAAGCGGTAATCAGGGATTTGATAGTTTTTATAACTTCCTGAAAACTCCCCTGGATAATACGGAATTAGCCTCAAACTGGGGTCGGGCTATAGATGCATCTCGTTATATGGGCGAAGATTTAAGAGGGCGTTTGACAGGAACAGATTGGGTAATAGGAAAGAAAATACAGGATGGCCTGGCAGGAGGTAAAGGAAACGTACTTGCCATGACTATGGCAGGTCTTGGCGTTAATCCTGATACCTATGGCGGTGGCGCACTGTATTCACGTTTGGCTGATATGTATGATATATTTGAAGCGAAAGCAAAAGCAGAAGGAAAAACAGGTGGAGGCTTCCTGGCCTTCATTGATGATCAGATGAACGCTGCTCAGATACCATCGGTAGTTCCATATGAAGAGGAAATAGTTTCTTCAGACATAGTTCCAGAAGAAGTAGTTCCTTCAGAAATAGTTATAGGGCAAAGGGAACCAATCGGAGTAGAGGGATCTATAGGACCGTAAAGGAGATTTAGTTATGGCAATTAATTGGGGTAATTGGGCTGGAGAAACAGGAATACCCGGGATGCCTGCGAATCAGCTAGGAGGTCTTGCGGGTACTATGGGGCCTACAGATGTTCTTTCCACATTTGCAGGATCTCCCGCAGCATTGTGGCAGGCAGCCCGTATAGGTGCGATGGGGACACAGGCCGCCATTCCCCAGTTCCAGAGAACAGCAATGCAGGGATTTAATCCCGCACTTGGTGGGTATATGCTTGGGGGTGGCACTGGTACTTTCTCTGATTATCTAAACCCTGCGGGAGGAACAACTACTGCACCTGTTGATACTGCTGCGAATTGGCAAGCTGCCCTTGAGGCTTCTAGGCAGCTTGACCCCGGTTACACATCCGCTACTCCTCTAACAGCCCAGATGGCAACTCAGCAAGGTTATCTTCAGGGTTCTGACGCTCGAAGAAATGCCTTGGCTATGGCAGCCGCTGGTATGGGTGGTGGTGTTGGTTACGGGGCGCAGGCGAGACAACGCGCTCTTGGAAATATGTATGATCTGTATGCCGCCAGGGCAGCAGCGGCAGGTTCGCCTACCGGAGGATTCCTGGGATATCTTGGCGGGATTATGTAGTAAGGAGATTATAAATGCCCCCAGATCCTTTCGCTGATTTTATGCCTGACATAGATTTTGGACAGTACCAGCTTGAGGCCACACCTCAGCTGGCTTACTTTAGTTCTGCCCCTTTCCAGGGTGGGTCCTCTCCTGCCCAGCAAAAATATTGGTCGGGGCAGTACGGTAATGTTTATAACCAGTATGCCGGGGCTTTAGGCTCTGCCATAAGGCAGGGACAGGAAGCCCCGTCATTTACTAACTTTCTAAGTGATATGCCCTGGACTGAGCGTTATACCGCTCTTAGTCCGTCATTACGACCCGGAGGTAGTTTCCGCAGATTTAATCCTGCTACACGATATATGTACAGCTAATGCCTCCTCCGACTAAAAAATTACGAGATGCCTGGTCAAGGAATGCAGCCATTTATCCGTCCCTGCGTAACAAGTGGGGAAGCCAGATTCCTGTAGACAGCAAGGGCAGGGCTGTTTATGAAGCTCTTGATGACTTCCAGGTAGTTATAAAAGGCGGGCAGATACAGCCTGCACCGCAGCCTACAGCACCGCAGCCTACAGCACCGCAGCCTACACCACAACTAGCTGAAGGTCCGCAGCCTTCTCCAGCTTATCCCGTAACTCCCCCTAAACCCGTGGACTGGGGAGAACGTGGTAAAAGCCTGGCAAGAATGTTTGGGATTGATATCGATAAATTACCGGGCAGGAAACCTAGTGTTGAGCCAGTTCCTGAAGATGTTGATTTATGGACAAAATTCAGAGGTCCTGTATCAATGAAAGAAGGACGGGCTTTTATGAAGGGGCTTGGTACTATTGACGAGATCGTAGCTCCCGCCAGAGGAATGGCTTTCAGTGGGTGGGTCCCCGGCTTAGAAAGAGAGGGAGTAACTGAAAGGGCTAAAGCATTAAGAGAACAGGGATTTGGCCCTTGGGCTTCTGCTGGGGCTGCCTATGAACAGTCATTGGAAGCAGGTGAAATCCCCTGGTGGATTAATCTTCCTGTTGCTGCTCTTACTGATCCTATAGAACTTATACCCGGAATTGGTATAGCTGGTGCAGTAGGCAGGACTGCTATAAGAGGAGGAAGAACCGCAGCCAGGGCGGCTACAAGAAAAGCTGCCCAGGAAGCAGCAGCAAAAGGCATTTTGACTCCAGAACAGGAATTTGCTGAATTTGCTGCCAAGGATATAATTGAAGATATACCAAAAGCAGATCCCCTGTCAGAGCGATATCGACAAGCCTTTCCTACTGGCAGAGAAGCTACAGAAGCTGTTAGGGACAGACCAGCAGATCCCGCTGCCAGAATTTCGGAAGAAGAATTAAAATACGCACAGGCGTTTAAAACAGGTTCTCCGATTGAGCAACCAGATGCTATTAAAGCCAGACAGGCTGCAAGACGTTATCAGGCAGGTCAGACGGTTGAAGTTATGCTGGGTAATCATCCCCAGTTTGCTGATCTGAATAGTCAAATACGCAATGCGGGGACCAGGACCGGGGCAAGTGGACACACTGCCCAAGAACTTTTTGATCGTATATTTGATTACAAGCAAACTGTAAAGAAAACTCCAGAACATAAAAAGCTAAACAGGCAGTGGGAAAATGAACTAGCAGAACTACTGACTACCGAAGAGCCTCCCGCTCGACTCCAACAACTGCCAGGCATATATGATACTGATGCAGCAGCCCGACGCAAGATGGTAATAGAGGGGGCTGTCCCTGATGAAGCCGCCACTGCCGCACGGTTTGCCTCTTCACTATCAGGAGGCGGCACGGTTGAATCTGCTCTAAAAGGCACTATTAGCGTTCATGCAGATGAAATATCTGAAACGGCTATAAAGGTATTTAATGATGCCCACGGCACAAATTATACTGTATCAAATATTGCCGATGACGCTTCATTGCAGTCACTTATAGCTTCTAATGCAAAGCACTATCATGCATCTCCTGTATGTAAGAACTTTACAGCAGCAAAAACAATACGAAGTGCTGATAAAAATGATTTACTCATAGCACGTTCTGTTGCCAGAAATATCCGTGAAGTCAAACCCGCCTCAATTTCATTAGAGAATGTACCAGCATATCAGGATACAGCTTTATTTAAGATGATTACAGATGAACTGGATAATGCAGGATACAAATGGGATATACAAATAGTTGATGCTGCTGACTATGGTGCAGCACAATCTAGAACAAGGATGATTGTAAGAGCTATCCGAGAAGGAGATCTTCCACCCTTACCTGAAAAAACAGGTCCTGCGGACTGGTATTCCACGATAGAAGATTTAATTGAAGTAGAAAAACAGGCAGGTAGAGTGGTAAGTATTGATCAAGCATTTAAAGGCAAAGGTGGTGTTCCCAGTGACGAGTTAAGGCGTATAAACAGGTATATAGAGATGGGCAAACTTACTCCAGATAGTCCTATTATTACTATGGGATCATCGGCATCCAGAAATGTGCCTGCTGCAAGAAATGCTGGAGGTCCGTCTCCTACTCTGTTAGCTACTAGAAAAGCTGTTCCTCGTATTATTCTTCCTACAGCACAGGGACTTGAGGGTGCTGGTGTTATAAGAGTTACTCCAAGAATGATGTCAAGGCTTATGGGTCTTTCAGATACATATAAAATCCCGGCTGGTGATTTAACAAAAATAGATATACCAGCATTTCATGATGCAAAGGAAGTACTGGGTAATGGAGTACATGGTAAAGTTACTGAAAACTTTATACAGCCACTAGTAGATACTCCCACCACCACCGCACGGGCTGCTACGAGGATGGAGTATGTTGACTCATCTACTATTCTGCCTGGTCTGAGTAAGCCACTCAGTGAATATTCTGACACACAATTGAAAAACTGGGCCAAGGGATCTGGGCCAAGAGTTAGGTATTACAAGGATGAGATGGCAAGACGGGGGGCTGCTCAAAGGGCAAAGCCTGTTCCAGTACGGAAAAAACCTACTCGTGCTGATATCAACAAGAATAAATCTGAGATTAAAAAGTATATAAATTTCTTTGATGCTGAACGAAGCAGGGTCACTGGAACCTTCAAACAGTTTGTAGACGAGCTTCCTAAAACTCCAGAAGAGATTGATGCAACAACAAAATGGTTTTTCAGGGAAGATCCCACAAATCCAGGTGATGTAGTTTTAAGAACCAATAAACCTTTACCTCCAACCAGGGTAGGCTGGAAGGGTGCGCGTGACGAATCTCTGGACAGTAAATGGATCAATGACACTTCTAATTCAGTTGCAGGGCGACCCCCAGAAGAGGGGGTTAGCCAGTTCATTAAAGATGTGCAACCTCATTTTGGATTAAGAGGAATTGAAATAATCGGCAGAAGTGCGTTAAGAGATATGCAGGCATATGAAAACCAGCCGATAATTGAAAGTGCCTTGCATAGATTTTTTGGTTCAACCAGGCAGCATGGAACATATACAAAACATATTGTTGAAGAAGGCTCAAAAGAACTTGAGAGTTTAGGTTACGGAAGACGGCAGGGAGGAGTGCTGAAACCTACCGCAGAGCATATAGGTACGGCTGAAGAACCCGGCTCTATTCTAAAACTTTTATTTGCCTTGCATACAAAAGGTGGAGGGAGATGGCTGGATGAATTACGGCAAATAGATAGTGTAAGGGGTGGTGATGCGTGGGAAAGACAATATAAAAATCTTCGTACTCTTGCTCTTTGGGAAGAAGACCAGCGCAAGATATTCTTCTCGGAAATGCATTTACTGACAAAAGAAGATTATTTCTACAGGGGATGGAAAAGACCTGACGGTGCAATTACTAAGAAGGCAGATATCTTAAAGAAGTCCCCTGACTTTGGTAAAACCAGGAAGCATCTTACATTTGAAGAAATGATAAGTCTTGGTTTTGAACCAGTTTTCTGGAATCCGTATGAGCAGGCAATGCTTAGTTCCACTCTGGGTCTTCAGGCCAGACTTCAGAAAGAGCTTATAAGTATTCTTCGTTCACCAAGCTACAACTTAGTAAGAAGAGTTCGTACTCAGTCAGAGTTACAGCAGGCGGCTGAAGAAGGCTGGAGAGAAGTAGATATTCCGGGTGCAGCATTTAGGGGTGAATCGTTAGAGGGAGTTCCTGTTAAATTTGTACAATCTGGTGGAGAAGAGGTAGGGCTTGGTCCCTTTTTGGCTAAAGATCAAAAAGAGATATGGAATAACAGGTGGGTATTTGAGCCTAAGACAGCTAAACTTCTGGAAGATTTGTTTGGTGGCAAACGAGCTTCATCAATGACCAGGGAAAGAATCATTAAAATTAATGAGGCTCCCCTGATTGGTAAATTCCTGCCTAAAAACGAGTATCACGCCAAGATAGACGACATTGTATTTCTTCCAAAACGTGCCAAGCTACTGGGATCTTTCTTCCAGCAGGCAGACTTTGCGACTCGTGGTGCTGGTTCCGGTACTGGAGCATTTATGGCACAGCTTGTTGCCGGGATGCACCGTCTGGGTCAAGGTAATGTAGATGAGGGATTTATGGCCCTGGTCGGTTCATTGTCCAGCGGTGTGAGAATGCCGCAGCACGTAGCCAAGATGGTAGTTGCCAATGTGTCCCCAGGATACAGAAGCAGGTTAAGGGAGCAACTTAGAACAGGATCTTTGTACTCAAAGAATAGTATAGAAGGTCGTTTTGGTTCTATGAAGAAAGATCCAGATCTGGCAAAGTATACCTGGGCTAATCTGCAAAAAGCTGGCCTTAATATAGAAGACGCAACTATTTTCAACACTGAGGATTCTATACGAATTCTTAAAGACGAATACGCTGCTGTTGAAGGGATAGTAGGTAAGACAGTTAAGGCCCCGTTTAGGGCTATGAAGGCTCTGGAAAGAATGTTCAGAGAGGGACTGTTTAATGGTGTATATCCTGCCGCTATCATGCACGATGTTCAGTACAACATAATACCTACGCTGAGATTATTCCATCCAGATAAAAATGCTGATGAAATTATGGCTGCGGCTAGCCTTATGGCTAACAAGGCATGGTCTACTATTCCTATCGAACAAAGTGTAGTCAGGGGATGGCTTCGTGAATGGTCAAAGCGTGTGTTCTTTTCCGTAGCTGAAAATGAAGGTGTAGTAAGGACTACAGTTGCGCCATTCCGTGGCCCGGAAAAAAGATACTGGGCAACCAGGTGGGCAGGATATTTCTTATTCTATGCGGCATTAGGCAACCTGATACACAGATCAGTTACAGGTGAGTGGTTGCCCTGGGATCGCTATGTTCCTATGGAGCAAGGATGGGACTCATTCCGGCCCGGATACAACACGAACTTTTTATCTCCTGATGTAGTACCTTCTGGTGCTGGTCAGAAAGCAACCCTGGATCTGATTATGCAGCAGGATTTAATATTCAGATTATTCGATATTTCAAGCGGTATTCCTATGATAAATAACGGGTTTCTTAGCTCACGTTTCAGTGTCCCGATCAGGGCAGTGGACACACAGTATTCTGGCGAAGACTTCTACGGGAGAGATATAACTCGCTGGGGATTAATACAACGCTCAACCCAGTTGATGTACGATTTGTTTGCTCCGATTGGTGCAGGCCAGCTTGCTGTTAGAGAGCTTCAGAAAGCCTTCGAGGATAAAGAGATGCCGTTTGCTGGGAAGGTCCCTTCATCAATCATGTTACCGGGGGCTACTGTAAAAGATATTATGCCTACAGTAGAGACTAATCTGGGTCCGGGCAGACTGGCTCAATTAGTCCAGGCCTCTGGGTTTAACCTTGTGGGACCTGGCAGTGATGAGTTAAAGGATAAGATGGTCGAGAACACTTTTGGAGGGGGGTATGACGGCTCAAATGAACTGTTGTCAGGAAGTGTTCATACCAAGTGGGACCAAATTAAAGATATACCTGATAAGCTACAAGAGGTTATAACAGATCCAGATAATAGTCCTATCCTTGAAGAGATTGAGCGAAGAAAAGATGTTGGTGTTAGCTATGGTTTCTTTAATGACTTTTCCAAGATGATTCATGAAAAGAAGCAGGTGACCGAAAGAAAGTTACAAGGACAAGCTGATGTGGTTCATAATCATGCTGGTATGCTGTTTGATGCTAATGACAATACAGCATGGTCACCAGCAGTTTTTAGGGATGAGCTAAAAAAACTTAGCTTAAAAGCTCGTATTGAGAGGGAGCAGATAGACAGAACTTACGGAGAAGATCCTAGAATGAGACTGAACATGGAAGAAAGGGGTGTTGAACCAGATCCTATAAAAACACCCTTGAAACATGCAAAATGGCTGTACTTTAAGATTCGTGATGAACACACAGATGTAAAAGGTAAAATTAATTACGATGCGTTTAATAAGGCCTGGGCTGTGGAAACAAGTAAATGGGACCCGGAGTTAATGCTGGAAGAACGACTTGACTCTGCTTTGTATACAACGCAAAATCATCCATTTGTACAGAAATACTACGATGCTCTTAATGTAATATCTGATTCAGGTTACTGGAGCAATGACTTCCCTGTTGTTATGGACAATCTTAGCAAGGCTTATCCGGGGCTTAATGTTCCAAAATTATGGGAACGTTACAATATGGCTTCTTCTGAAGAGAAGGCTGCATTACGAGATAAAGGCAATATGAGACAGCGTAACGCCATTAAACTTCTGGAAGATACTCGTCGCACACACAGGCTTAACACCCTGTACAGGAATCCTAATCTGGATGCGTTACTCGTGGTGTGGTTCCACAACTCACCAATTACGCAAAATAATCTTTTATTATGGAGACGTTTGTATAAAACACCGGGGAATATAAGGAATAAATAGGAGGAAAGTATGGTAAACCAGAATCAAGAATCAGTTCAGGCTCCGTTACCAGAGCAGTCGGAAGCTGCTCCACCGACAGATATGTCGGAAGGTGTTGACAGTTCATCTGTGCCGGAGGATGTACAGGCCCCTCCTGCACCGCCAACTGCACCAGCACCCGATCCTGCATCTGGAACAGAATCACAGCCTGCTCCAGCACCTGAGTCACCTGCAACTCCTGAAGCTGCACCTGTATATACCGGACCATCTCAGGAAGAGATACTCAGACTTCAGCAACAGGCGGCTGAATATGAGGCAGTTAGAAACAAGGCCCAGTTACAACAGGAAGCCAGGAATTACCAGAAACAGTTGGAGAACCAGGGATATCTTCCTGAACAGGCAGAAGGCGCAGCCCGTCAGTATGTGCAGAGCAAGTCTGCCCAGAATGACCTGATGAAAAAGGCTGATATGTATGGACAGCATCTCACTGGAAAGATGGCTGCTGCGGAGCATTTCGCCCAAAAATTCAACTTGAACATGGGAGATTTAGCTGTACTGAGACAGGCAGAAACTCCTGAAATGATGGAAGCATTGGCAACAAATATATCAGAACGTCGTAATGATCAGCAGGAACTTACCAGACTACGACAGGCACAGGTTCCTGCCCAGCAGTTTGACAATTCCCAGGGAACACCTAATGTTGCTGCTAATGACAGTAGTTGGCTAGATAGGTATAATGCAGGAGACGATTCCCCACAGGCCGTATCCGCGGCTCGTAGGGCAGCCGGATTAAGTTAATCAAGGAGAACTGTTATGGCACAAACCGCGACAACTGGAAATCTTGAAAGCGCGCAGCGAATCATAATTGCTGCTAGTCGTTATACCGAGGAGCATAACGCTCCTGCTATGGCGTTAATTGAGAGCTTTAGCCTTGCAAAAGGTTCAAAGCAGGTTACTGTGCCTAAAGTAGGCCAGATGACAATAACTGATCTCACCGATGGCCAGGATATAGTGGACGAGGAAGATATCGGGATGAGTACCGTTGACCTCACCGCTGCTGAAGTCGGAGCCAAGGTCATATTGACTGACAAACTTGTCAGGCAGTCTGCTGAGAATGTCTTTTCTATTATAGGACGACAGCTTGGTGACGGCATGGCTCGTAAGAAAGATACTGACGTACACGCTTTGTACTCAGGTCTTAATGGCGGCACTACTCTTGGTGCAGCCGCAGCAACTATGTCTCTTGCCAATGTTGCAGGATCAATTGCTTATGCCAAGGCTAATAAGTTTGGGTCACAGATGTACATCCTTCAGCATCCCAATGCAGTGTTTGATATTGCCAATACCGCAGTAACAGCATCTGCAACATATCCTGTACCCAAGGGATGGAGCGAAGATCTTCTGGGTGAGTTCTTCAGCGGACTCAGGCCCCTTAACGGTGTACCGATATTTGAGGACGGTAATCTGTCTATAGACAGCAGTGATGATGCCATTGGTGTTATAGCTGACAAGTCAGCCCTTGCGGTTCTCAAGTCAGTTGATACTAATACAGAGCGTCAAAGAGATGCTTCTCTACGGGCAACCGAGCTTGTTATGACTGCCGATTACGGTGTGTTTGAGCTTGATGATACTCGTGGCGCACCTCTTACTTTTGATGCGTCAGCACCTTCAACCAGTGCATAGGTAGATAATTAATGATAACTACTGCTGATAGGGGTCCAATGAAAACTGAACTTGTTGCTAATGGCTATGCGTGGAATTATCTGGACACATGGCAGCCAAAGATCACTCTGTATCGTCACGCACCAGGGCTGACGGTTACTGGAGAACTGGCTTTCCCAGTCGGAACTCCTTTGCCCCAGCTTCCCGGTGAGCCTGGTTATGTTCTTAAAATGGCACGTAACGGTATGTTGCCCTATCCACCAACTGACAGTTGCGAATGTCGGTGGTGTGTGGAAAGAACCGGGGGAGTTGATGTTATAAAAGCAACTAAGGACATCGCAGCAGGGATTGAAAGTGATAATCCAGACATGAAGCTGTCAACGGTTACATGTCAGGAATGTGGTTACGAGGCCAAGGCACTTACAGAACTCGGAGCTATTTCAAAACTTCGGGTTCATACTAAGGCCCATGAGGTCACAAGTACCGTATAGCTGTAAAGATTGACCGTGGCTATTCGGTAGATATAAATAACGGTTGGTCGCAGGGTGTATAAGAAACCTGTAATTTTAGGAGGCTAGAAATGGCATTTCCAACGACGATAAGTGGCAGTTATGGATGGGAAAAGGCGCAGACCTCTGACCAGCGTCACAAGCTGGGGACAGAGATGGCATTTGTGGATGGCAGAAAGTTTCGATATGTTGAGGTTGGTGGCACAGCAATAACCGAGGGTTTGCTCGTAGCGAGTGAGGCTCCGGCAGGTAATCATGATGAAGACCTCGCTGTTGCAACAACTAGTGCTGGTTCAACCACTGTTGCGGTAACGCTCGGTGGTACTGCGGCAGTAAAGAATCTATATGCGGAAGGGTATCTGTTTATTAACATACCTATCCTGGGAACATCTGCTAACCCGCATGAGATGTACAAGATAAAAGAACATGCAGCCGTTGCTTCAGGCGGTGTTTTGACTGCTACGCTTGACGAGCCAGACGGCTTGGTCACAGCAGTTACCAACGGTACAGAGACAGTGGGTCTAATCAAGAGTCCTTACAAGGACATCGTTGTAGCCCCTGCTGCTGTTGCTGGCAGATTTGCTGGTGTAACAACTATGAGCATGACAGCAGACTACTTTGGATGGGTGCAGGTAGCTGGTATAGCTACGGTAGCTATGGATGGCACTCCTGCATTTGGTACATTAGTGGGAGCAAGTTCTAACCATGCAGGGCAGTTCCTTGCGGTTGGCGCAGACACCACTCCTGCCGTTGCAAGGGTTCACGGTAAAGCTGGTGTGGATAACGAGTACCACACCGTAATGTTAATGAACCTTTATTAATATGGTAACTGAACTTTGGACTCCCCGTGGGTCTACCCTATTGGGAACAGCAGATGTCGGATATAATAACGAGACTGGGGAGTCTATAGTTAATCATACGTTCAGATTCCATGACAAGGAAACAGGCAGGTCTATTAAGGTTTCAGTTCCTGCTGACTCGTCAATTTCCAAGGCGCATATTGAGGATATGGCGGCACAGGCTCTTGAGTCCTGGCTTATAGAGGTCAGGGCGACTGGTAGAAAACGTAAACCTACTCCCGATCAGAGAAAAGAAATAGGTCGGGCTTTAGAAGAGTTCAGGAAGTATGCAAAACGTCGCAGGGGAAGTACTAACGGACTAATATATTACAAGGGGACACGTTAACTATGCCAGTTAATCCAGAAACAAATGGTCATAACAGTATAAATGTGGATATCACGGAGAGTGATATATCGGCAGTACTCCGTACCAAGATAAACTACATTACTCAACTGGAACTTCAGGTGATGGCTTTAAGCCGATCACTTGGTGATAAAGAAGCCAGGATAAATGAACTGGAATCAGAGAAAGAACCTGTAGCCACGGAGTAAGACATGCCTAAAGTAGGTAAGAAGAAATTTTCATACACGAAAAAGGGTAAAAAGGCTGCTGCTTCTTATGCAAAGAAGACTGGTAAGAAGATGCGTAGCTCTAAAAGATACTAGGATGCGTAGGATATGGCTGTATTACAGGGACGTACACGGGCGCAGTTGCGGCAAAGTATCGGCTACAACCTGGGAGCAATATATGTGTCTTCAGCTTCCTCTAATGGATCAACTACAACCGTAGTAGACAATACCCTTGTTGGTGGAGACGATAACCACAACGGTAAATGGGTCATATTCAATGATGCGGATGGTACTTCAGGACAAACTACACGAGTATCTGATTATGTAGCCAGTACCACTACCATGACAGTATCTCCTGCTGTAGCTGCAAGTTCAGCTACCAGTGATACTTACGAGTTATGGGATGATGTCTACAATCCCACTGCAATAAACGAGTTTATAAACCAGTCTATACTTGATGCCACGGGCCATGCATTTGATCCCGTGGAAAAGCTGGATCTGCACACTGACGGGGCTACTCTTCGTTACGATATACCCAGTGGCCTGTCCATGATTAAGGATATCTATTACCGGGACAAGGTTAAGTCCAAGAGACTTCATGCATGTGCCGCAGCTTTTGATGAAACTGTAGATTCTGACATCACGGTATCTCTGGATACAGAAGATAAGAAGCAGGGGACACAGAGTTGCAAGTTTGTTATTGCTGTCGGGGCCAGTGCCGGTGATCTGGCAACGGACTCTATAACCAGTACAGACATTTCAGGGTATGACTATATAGAATTCTGGATCAAGTCCACAGTTGCTACATCGGCTGGCAATCTAAAGATACTTTTGGATGACAGTGCCAGTTGTGCGTCTCCCATTGAGACGTTGAATGTGCCAGCCCTTAGTGCTGATACGTGGACATTCTGCCGTGTAGCTCTAGCCAATCCTGAAACTGACACAGCTATCATTTCTGTGGGGCTGGAGTATGATTCAGATCTTGGGGCATGTACCGTATGGCTTGATGATATCAGTGTAGTTAAAAACGACTCCGCTGCCTGGGTTAAGGTTCCCAGAAATCTCTGGCGTATAGACAAAGAAGCAAAGGATATTATCCTTGACAGCTACTCTCGCGGAGTAGCCCGGTACAACCTGTTTAAGATAGTCGGTGGAGATAAACCTGCCTTACTGTCATCAGACAGTACGTCACCAGAGATAGATGAACAGTACATTATAGCCAGGGCAACTGCTCTCGCATTAGCTTCAACGGCTGGAGGCCCAGCCACAGATGTAGATGCCAAGAATAACAAGGCCGGGTTCTGGATGGGCATGGCAGCTTCTGCCAGAAGAGCATTTCCTTTACTGACTAATGTTAGATTGGTGGAATAGTGGTTGCGAAGGTAGAGACTGCAAACGAGATTAGCCTCAACGGGGTTTACTATCCCCTGGTTAAGCCTGTTCAAAGCGTTCTTGCCAGTATATATCCAAGTAAGGTAGTTATTGGTGATACTACCAAGGATAGCCAGACACGCACATCCATCATAGCCTGGTCTGACTGGCGAGGCGGTATCGGTGTAAACCGTATGGAATCCGGTGGTGATGTTAACCGTGCATGGTGGTCTACCTGCCAGTTACGCTACAAGAATCACCTTATTCTTCCGGGTCTGGACAACGATGCAGCAGCCAATGCCTCTTCAACCAGTCTGACAGGCCCTACTATAGGGGCTATCGGAGAATTAAGCGGAGAGATATATGTAGCCTGGAACGGCAGTGTCTCAGAGGCTGCCAAGATATATAAGTACAACAACACTTCAGACGCATGGGGATCAGCGTTAGCCACTCCTGCTGACCGTGTGACTGACACCGTAACATGGCGTACCCTTGCTGCTGAAACATTCTTAATATTTGCCCACTATGATGCCAACGGTTCCGGGTACACCCGATTTGACGGATCTACATGGACATCAGACGCTACCGATACCCAGTATGTTGCCGTATGGGATGACCGACTCTGGGGTATAAGCTATGCAGGACAGTTGTGGTACTCAATAGTAGCTGGTACTGAGGTTAATGATGCCAAGCTGCCTCTGCCTGCGGGATCAGTCACAGGCTTATTTGTGGCTAGAGACGCAGGTGGTGAGCCGATACTATATGCAGCTACCACGAAGGGGCTTTTCGCACACGATGCTGCCAATGCTAGGTTTATACAGACTGAACTAACCCTTCCTCACCATCCATTTGCTGGTAGCGGAACTATCAGGTGGCGTGATTCCATCTATATGCCTGCCGGACTGGGGCTGTACAAGTATGTTAACCAGGCTGCTGGTGCGGTCCTGATCGTTACGGGACCTGATCGTGATGACGGATTGCCGCAGGATAAACGAGGCACGATCAAATACATGTCTGGTTCTCATAACGAATTGTTCGCGGGCCTGGATTCAGCTACGGCTCCTAACATATCATCCTCCAGTTCAATACCATTCCAGTGGCAGAGCCATCACGGATCTCCTGTTATAGATGGTGATTCAGGGTATTCATCAATACTTGGATACAATGATGTAGGCTGGGAAACCAAGTGGATTGCAGCTTCTTCCGGCAAGAGTCTTCAGCACATACTCGTGAGTAATGCCTATGATGAGTATCGTCTGTGGTGGGGATTCAATGGCGAGATAAAGTTTATGAAGATTCCATCCGACATCATCAATCCCAGTTTCGTATCAGACTTTGAGTACAAGGCCAGTGGTGTACATGAGACTCCCTGGTTTAATGCAGGGCAGAGTGAGGTTGATAAGCTGGCGTTGAAACTAAAAGTAGAAGTACAGGATGCTTCTTCAACGGAAAAGGTAACTGTTTCCTATGCAACGGATTACAGTGAATCGGCCTATACCTCTATGGGAGAGATTACATCAGACGGAATGACTACCTATACATTCGGCTCCTCTGCCGGGACTGCTTTCAGGGCCATTAAGTTTAAGCTGGAACTGGAACGTACTACGAATACCGACACTGATAATTACAAGAAGAAAACTCCTGATGTGGTTTCTCTTACACTTGAGTGGAGAAAGAAGCTACCCAGTAAGTGGGGGCATCAGGTATCTCTGGATCTGAACAAGGAGTACAAGGGCAACACTCCGAAGGAACTTCGATCTGCCCTGTTATCTGCCGTAGAGAGTACAACACTGGTTGAGTTCACGTTCAGGGATGACAGCGGAGGCACTCGAAACTTCTATGTGGATATATCTTCAGCAACTGGACTGGAATATACGGGTTACGATGAGCGGGGCATTAGCCAGATTAACCTGGTGGAACCATGATACTTGATGCAGGTACGACTACAGTTAGTTCTGCTGGCACTGCTGTGCAACTGGCAAATGTTGCCAACAGGGTGCTTTGGATCAAGGCCAAGGCACTGGCTGCCAACTCAGGTATTTCTTATCTGGGTGTGAGTGATGTGTCTGCTACAAACGGATATGAATTATCAGCAGGTAACGAGATAGAAATCAGCTTTAGAGAACTCGGAGGCTCTATCGCATTCAGCAGTGTCTATGTTAATGCTGCTTCAAGCGGGGATAAGGTATCCTGGGCCGTCGTACTGGAGGGTTAATGACTACCCAGCAACAGTCCAGGGTTCCAGCAGACTGGCCCGGAAGTGATGCGGCCTTTATTGCATTTGAATCTATTTTGAAACAAGGCAAGCGTCACGGTGTGGATTTTACCTATCAACCGCCCACTCAGGGCCGTAGGATGGACATGGATATGGAGATAGATTTTTTATTTTCCAATCCTCCAGATCTTGCTATGCAAGTACAAGAAGGGTTCTATGCTCATCCTAGTGGGATATCTACACACGCTCGTGATATCCTAAACAAGGCACAGCTTGCGGGATATGGCAAGACACTTATCGTGCTTGACCATGACAAGCTGATGCAAGATCCTGATTGGTTGATATCGGAAGCATTACAGTATCGGGATCATTCATGGGAGTAACTAAATGGCTATAACAGATATTGTACTAAGCGGAAAAATTTACCAGGACGATGGTGATGCAGTAAATGGTGCAACTGTCGCACTGCTGGAAACAGGGACCTCAACACAGGAAGCAACTACCACCTCGGATCCTAACGGGGCATGGTCATTTACTGAGGACAGCCTGGATGCCACTTACGATATAAAGATCACATCAGGTACTAGCGTAAGGTACATCCTCTGGTCTGACGAGATCACCACCAAGGGTGTAGACACGGCATCACTCAAGGTTCGTGGTGTAGAGGGTGCGGCAGCCCCGATATATCTCTTTGCAGATCAGGCAGATGACGCTGGTGATGGCTGGAGAATACAGGCTTCAGCGTCAGACACGCTGGCTATAGGCTCTGACAAGGCCGTTGCTGGTACGATCATAGACTATCTAACGGTCACAAACGGGGCCAATGCAGCGGCATCTACGGTAACTGTAGGAGGAATCCTGACTGTTACTACTACATTAGATGTGAATGGCACTGCGGATTTTGATGTAACCGACTTCGATATTGCATCATCAGGGGATATAGATCTTCTATCTACCAACGACGCTGCTGCTGCTATCTATCTGCGAGAGAATGCAGGTACAAGCGGAACTATCAAGATACATGCAGACCAAGGAACATCTGTTACCGAGGGTGCTGAGTCTATAAATATACTCTCAGATGCCGGAGGAGTAGGGATTCGTTCCACAGCCAACTTAGCTAATGCCGTTAACATAACAGTAGACGGTGGCACTACTTCCAGTATGACCCTGTTTAACGATACAGGCACAACAGCTACAGAAGGTTCTGCATCCATACAGCTATTGAGTGATGTAGGTGGCATCAACATCAAGTCAGGGCTGAACGGTGCGAATGCTATTCTCCTGACTGCTGATGGCGGTACATCCGAAACTATCGTACTCCACGCAGATCAAGGAACTGGCACTGGCTCTATCGAACTTCTATCTGATGCTGGAGGCATAGAGTTAGACGCAGGAACGGATATTATTCTAGATGCTGGCGGGGCCGATATATTCCTCAAGGATGATGGGACTCTCTTTGGAACTCTAAACAATAACAGCGGGGAGCTTCTTATCAAATCCAGTTCCTCTGGTACTACAGCAGCTACATTCTCTGGAGCCAACGTCACGTTTGCAGGGACTGTGGATGCAACTACTGACTTCACTGTAGGAAGCACTGTAATTACCGATGACTCAATAGTAATGACCCCAAGTGCCAGTGATACAGTAACAATAGCTGGTGCTACTCATGGCATATTAAATGTTACTACCGTGGATGCTGCTGGTACAGCAGCCGATGTCAACATAGATGCAGATGGTGAGATTGTTATTGATGCTGCCGATGCAGCAGGGGCTATATTTAAGATCGCTGGTACGGCACAGTTAAGTGTTATTGACGGAGCTATTCTTCCAACAACTGATAATGATATTGACCTTGGATCATCCAGCTACCAGTTCAAAGATGCCTACATAAACGGAACACTGGAAGCCGATGCCGTTACGATAGGTGGAACCAACGTCGTAACAGGCAGCCTTATAACTACACTGGGAACTATTTCCGCTGGTGTGTGGGAAGGTACAGATGTTGCCGTTGCACATGGAGGCACTGGGGCATCCAGCTTAACTGATGGCGGTGTACTTCTAGGCTCTGGCACAAGTGCAGTCACGGCTATGGCTGTACTTGCTGACGGTGAAATGATAGTAGGTGATGGAACTACTGCCCCTGTAGCAGAAAGCGGTGCGACTCTTAGGACTTCTATAGGTGTAGGTACAGGAAATAGCCCTCAGTTTACTGGAATAGAACTTGGTCATGCTAGTGATACCACTATTGCCAGGTCAGGATCAGGGGCAATTACTGTTGAAGGTACGCAGGTACTTCTTGCAGGGGCTGCTCTTACAGGCTCAACAATAGATGCCAGCACTGACTTTACTGTAGGAGACACTGTAATAACTGATGGTGTTATTACTGACTCGACAGGACTATCACTTGCTGCTGCCGTTGACCTTGGTTCTAATACATTAACTTCAACAGGAAGTATGCAGATTCGTACCATTGACTACAGTGATGGCGATCTAGCCATAACTATAGCGGATGGTGGAGGGATCACGGCTGCGGCAGGAATCACATCCACTGCTGCGTCAAATACTTTTGGTGCTACTTCATTCAATGACGCAAATATTACCAATGTAGGCAGCATAGCCTTAGATACAATTACATCTGATGGCAGTACCGTAGGATTTGGAACTGACGGGTCTGGAGAAGATGTTTACTTCTACTCCGCTACGTCCGGGGATCACCTGTTCTGGGATTCCTCTGATGAAAAGCTGGTTATTACAGGTACTAACGATGCGCTTGCGCTTAACGTGGCTGACGGATTTACCCAGTTTGCCGAAAGTGTGTATATAGGAGACAGCGCAAATGCCCAGTCAACTCTAGGGCTGACAATTAATCAGGGTACGGCTAATGACAATGCACTCACACTAAAGACATCAGATACACAGGGTGGGAATCATGGTCTTACTAGTAGTGTAGTAGGTGCTACCGCTGAAACTGATGATTACTTTTCGATCACTAAGAATGCAAGCAATCAGGATTACGGTGGAGTTACTATGAGGTGTATAGCTTACAAAGCGGGAGGGGTACGAGGCTTAGACGTACAGGTTTACAGTTCACATGGTTCTACTGCCACGACTACCTCTGGCATGATTGGCTCCACGACCTTTGATATGTATGCTCATAATAACTCAAATGCTCTGGAGGACGTAGCAGCAGACGGCAATGTTTTCTCAATACGGGCATACACTGGAGGGGCTATCAGCACCAGAGTCGGAGTTAACGTGGAAGGCGACATATACACAGTGACATCGGCCCAGACCTTTGACGAGTATGATGACGCACAGATGGTACGTGCGCTTGACCAAGTTAAGGGTGATGTTATACGAGACCGTTGGGATGATTATGTCCAGTATAACGAACAGGCTCTCATAGACGCAAAGGTGTTGGGCGCACCCGTTGCAGAGGGTGGAATGACCAACGTGACCCAACTACAGAGGCTGCACAATGGCGCAATCTGGCAGGGCTATGTAAGGCAGCAGGAATTACAGGAACGTGTGATCGAACTAGAGGGGAAAATTCTGGCACTGGAAGGAGTTAAATAATGGCATCAGGAGATGTTACATTATCAATCGCAGTTGAAGGTGGAGTAACCAAGAGCGTAACTCTGGATTCAGCCACCAGAACCAAGATCAAGTCATATGTCGGTGGTACATATACTGCATCTGATTTATCAGTTGACGCTAACTGGCAGGTATACGCTATAAACAAGTGGGCTACTGAACTGGTCAGCTACGCTAACAGGCAACTTGAATCAGAAACAAGCTATACTGCAAAGACATTTACAGCCGCAAGCTGATGATGGATACAACAATAGTTGCCTCTGTCATAGGGGGATCTGTTGTGCTGGGCCTGGCAATGCTGGGCTTTGCAGTACGATTTGGCAAGCTGACCGAGCAGGTATCAAGGATGGAGAGAGACAGCAGGGAACGGTGGGCTGACTGGAACCGTGTCTACCGGGACAGATGCTCTTATGTAGAGCGTAGATTTGACCGTGTCGAGAGACGGTTATCTGGATCGATAGGAGTTGCAGGAGGGGATGCTGATTAATGATTAAAAGATTGAATCCATTACCATTGATAAAGTTTGTCATCCTGTCTATCTGGACTGCTATCACCTTTGTGTTCTGGCGTGGTCCCGGTAGGGTCCTGATGTTTATCTGGCAGTTGCTATGCTTACAGGGTAGACTAATCAGATCCTCACCTATGGCGTTCTACAGGGCTATGGGCAGGCGCAGGGACTGGGTACTGGATAAGGTTAACTACCTGAATGAAGAATCAACTAAGTGGAGAACTTTATTCAGCACACTAAAAGCACCATACTCACTGCTCCGCTGGATGGGGATGTCACCGCAAATGGCTCTGGGTTTAATTTTTGCTGGTTCTACAGTAGGAACGGGTATTGCAGTGGAAAAAACAATCCTTGCGGACAGGTCGTTTTCAAACGGAGATGCGGGTGTGTATGCCGCACCATTAGATACTCCGTCTGCTGCCCTTGAAGAAATGCTGGCGTTTAGAAAAGATAATAAAGATGATAATACGCTCCGAATTGTGCTGGGTGTTGTACCAGTACGAGAGATAAAAATTGAGAATGTATCGGTGGGAACTGTCTATACTGGAGGGGCGATACCGTCATCAGCCCATACTTCTTCGGCAGGCACGGCAGCCACGAGCACGGCTGTGCTGATTGGCGGTACTGTGATATCTGGGGGTACTAGCACGTACTTAGAGGTTGGGGAAATGATTCTTGAGAAAACGAGGTGTTCGTATCTGTATTTCGATAATACTACCGCGCATACCATTAACGTTGTTGGGAATGCCAGTAATGGCCAGTCAATTAACCAAACTCCCGGAACCTCCAGAATGAGAGCAATTGGAGGTGGGCATCATCAGGCAGAAGCAATGATAACTTCGGGTGGTTCATATGACCGCATACACATAGATGCTCCTTCATCTGGGGTCAACGGAAAAATTGATAAGTTAACTTTAAGTAATTTATATACTGAAGGCGGGGCGTGTGTGTTTGACCGGATGAAGATCGGAACATTAACGATTCAGCTTAATGAGATAGGAATTGGAAATGGCTTCAGTACTAAGGAGTTTAAGATTCACCAGAGTGTAACAGCAGCTAACTGGAATGTATCTGACAATGTTGAAGTAACAATTGCGCCACCATCTGAAACGCTAACTAATGAGTAATGCTATAGTGTCACACCCTAAACTAAAGTTAATGGCCTCTCTCGGCCTTCTGGGGGCCTTGCTGTTGATTAAAAGGAAGAACCGTGGACGAGCATGACGCGATGTGCAAGGGCTGTTCATGCAAATGGTGCAGCCGTATGGGATTTAAACACTGTGAATGTGACTGAGGGGAGGACAAGATAATGAGTCTGGGTAAAATCAGGCCCCAAATTTTTTGTGCGATTATTTGTGCGACAGTGTTTAGTTGTACTGCTATGTATGTTGGAATGAAGATGGAAGCTGTTGAAATTGTAACGGCAATTGTTGGTGGTTTATTTGGTTTCTTAGGGGGAGTTTCCCTCAAAGTTTTGGAGAATGAATGATGTTTGAAAAACTCAGAATGTTTATATCTGGTCTGAAGCGCGGACACAGTGAGGTATTCTGCATCCACTGCAAGGCACACCGCAAGGTCATCAGGATGTCTGTCAGTGAATTTACCAACAGCAAGAACACAAGCTCACGGCTTACCGGGAAGTGTCTGACCTGTGGCAATACAACATCGACCTTTATAGCAGCATGAGCGACTTGCTGGACCTGACTAAGTTATCTGATACTGAGCTTGCTGAGATCCGTGAAAGATATACCCGGAACACCCTGACATATCAGCATATGCATGGCATCGCAAAGATCGCCAAAGAATACAAGAGACGCGGTTATAGCTCAACTCAATTAGCGCACATAAAACTTAGGACCAACAGCTTCGTAAACACGAAAGCTGCTGGCCCCAAGAAGGACTCACCTACTGGAACTTCACGAACTAGTTCATAGGATTATTGGTGTGTGGAGTGTGAGTAGCCTGAATGTATAACACCAGACTAGTCTTTAGGCATGAGTAACCTATGTTAGTTTTGTACACCTAGAGTCCCGTTCACGTAGCTTAACATAAACTCCTTCTTCATTCTTTTTAACCTTCTGGAATGTAGCACCATCATACAACAGATAATCAGGATTATCGTCTGGCAGGATTCCTGAGTCAACCAAACCGTCTACCCAGCCCTTCATGCCGATTATGAGGTTGTCCAGATCTACGCGTCTCCAGTTGCTAAACACAAACGTGATGCTTGCCTTGGACATAGGAGAGTGACCCTTGTCCAGTGCCTCAAGACCATGAGCATAACCGCTCTCGCGGAGAGCCTTAGAGGCTCGGTATTTCTTGCTCCAGTGAGAACGACTGTTACCTCTTACCTCGCTGGGTGGCAGCCAAGGCAACTCGAACTCTATTTCTTGAGGGATATCGTGTGACATTTGGAGCATCTCATAATCCATCTGCCTGTAGATATCTGACGTATCTTTATCAGGTCCCGACACCTAGTTCCGCACATCTTCATTCTCCTCCTTAATTATGTTTACGCTCTTATCGTATGTAACAACAGCTATAGTGGCTCACTCGGTTCATCTGTAACAACATCTATCCTGGCTCACTCATGGAAGATGTAACAATCGCAGCATTGGCTCACTCTGCCCAGCTGTGACAACTTTCAGTAGCTTTGGCTCGCTCTGTTCTGATGTAACAACAGACGTCATGGCTCGCTCCAATCGAATGTAACAACTGCTTCCCTGGCTCACTCTAGATGGGTGTAACAACTCTTGTTCTGGCTCGCTCATCGTACTTGTAACAACCGATGCACTGGCTCGCTCGGATTAATTGTAACAACAGCCCATGTGGCTCGCTCCAATCTGATGTAACAACAGTCGCTCTGGCTCACTCGGTTTATTTGTAACAACAACGGCCATGGCTCGCTCTTCTTGCATGTAACAACTTCTGTGTTGGCTCGCTCCGATTATTTGTAACAACAGCTGGTGTGGCTCGCTCGAATCGGATGTAACAACACCGATCCTGGCTCGCTCTGGTATAATGTGACAATCGCCGCTTTGGCTCGCTCCAATTACTTGTAACAACTGCTTGTTTGGCTGATAGTTTTACCAGTTAGGCGGTGGTATGAAGTCTGAATGATCTCCATGCACCAGTATCCACGGCCTGTCAGGCGGCTTGCCGTGCAGTATCTCGTAGCCAACATGATGGTAGTGAGAAAGGAATATCTTGACTGCCCATCTCTTGGCTCTTGAGTAGAGGTGACCGGGAGGTAACTGACCCTTGGAATAAAATCCATAAGCCTTGGTGTCCTTGCCTACCGTTTTAGCCTTCACCTTTGCCTGTTCCTCAAATTCACCATTAAGGTTTTTAATCTCCTCGATCTCCCTGCGTTCAACATACATCTTGCCATAGAAATCTCCACCTACAGGCTTGTTTTTAGGATGTCTGTTCTGCTGTTTAACCATAGACTCACCGATCTTCCATGCTAAAACCTTCAGACGGGCATTCCAGGGACGTTTTTCTTTCTTGTTCCACTGGTTGGTTGGATCAAGTCCTGCGTACCTCCACAACGCACCGGGATGCGGTGTCATGTTTATGTCTATATGTGCCAGTAAACCTGCTGCGATGACTGGCCCTATCCCTGTGATTGATCTTGCCCACTGGCCCAGTTCCTGGTTATCAGAGTAGATGTCGAGAGCAGTGAATATCTGGCCTTCGAGTTTAGACAGGTAGTCTGATATCCAGTCTACCCAGGCAGCGGGTTCATCATCTTCAGCAGACCTGTGCTGATTCTTGGCACGAATCCTCTGATCTTGCAGTGTGTAGTAATAGTCAACTAGAAACCTAGCCTGTGTCGTCGTTAGTTTTTCGGCTCCTGTTCTGAGATCACGTGTCAAACGCTGCACACCAATGTCTTCATCCTCAACATCCTCAACATCCACCACGTACATAGTCTCCAAACTCATAACTCTCCTCCTTTAATTAATCTTTTGAACGCTCTTTTTTGTTACTGGCTTTCATTACCCCCCAGTAAATCTCCCTACTGTTATCAGTAAGATCCCAGTTACGGTATCCGCAAGTGTAGCAACGGGGTTCTTCCTGCTGATCAGAAGTCATTTTCCCACCACATCGACAACATCTGTTTTTGTTTTTGGTATTCAACTATTTTCCTCATGCACAGGTATCGCATTTAACGGGCATACTTTTTCTGCAACCGCCAACGGGGCAATCCTTATATTCCGGGTAGATTCTCCGCATCTCTTCTTCCAGATCAGCCCACCCGTGAAGATTTCTGTCAAAGGACTCTGATACTTTTAAAGTATCATTTGTTTTAAGCATTTCCCACACCTGTTCTAGCCATGTCATTCCTTCAGACAGACGCTTGGTGTAATGGGTGACTCCGCTCATATTTTGTAATCCAGATCCAGCAATTCTTTAGACTCCTGGTTAAATAAGATTTCATTATCAGTGATGGTAATACGACCAGCCTTTTTCATTCGGCTTAAAGCAGTATTACAGGCAGGGATAATTGTGTCGGGTTTCTTGTCGAGAATGCGTGACACCTCGCTGATGAGGTCTTGTTTCTGCAACTTTCCTGATCGCTGTACAATTGTCGCCACGAGAGTAGAAGCTGTAAGTTTCCCGGCAGAAGCCGTGTCGAAGACATCTTTACGCTCGAATAAAATTTCCCCGTCATCCTCAAATGCTATGTGCCATCCCATAGGAGCCTGTGCCGGGACGTTATTGCTCTTCCTGTGGAAGATGGACAGGTCTATACCACCGTCCTCGTTCTTTGAACCGCTTGCTTCCAGTACCATACGGCTTGCATTGGTGGCATAGACAGATCCAAAGGGCTGCCCGGACTTGTTAGTATGGCTGATGACCAAAGATGTACGCCCGATCTGACGTAAGGCTCCAAAAAATGCCAGTGTAGTTTCAGCATCCTCTAGTGAACCACCAGTCGCCAGGCCAAGGCTATCGACTACTATGAAGTCAATTTTCTTTTGGTCAACAATATCTAAGATTCTATCCAGTTCACTGGCGAAGGGCTGCGAACACCGTCTGTAGATTATTCCGGTTTTATTTTCTATACCAAGACCCTTTTGCACTGCATGAACTCGCTTGGCAATTTCTTCCTGATCGGTTTCGTAGTCCAGGTAGAGGACAGAACCCTGCGTTATTAGGCCTAAATTCAGTTCGGTATTAAGATAACCTGAATCGACAAGCACGGACAGAAATATAGCATACATAGATTTCCCGTTGCCTCCATCGCCATACAACAATGAAGGCTGGTTCTCAGGCAGGACACCTTCGATACGCCACATTAAACCATTGCCTATCCTGACATCGGACAGCCCAATTTCTGGTTCACCGGATCGATGCGTGTCAACCACGAGTGCTGCGAGTTCCTCGACAAGAACATCCCAGTTCACACTGTAGTCATCAAAAGGTCTTCGCCTGTTGAGCTTGCGAATGAGACTGTCTTTACCGGACTCAGAGGTTAATACCGGGGAGCTACGTGTCAGGGGCTGGCCTGACATAAATATGGCAACCTCGCACTTTAGACGTTCAGGGTTTTCCCGAATACGACTGGCATAGATATCAACACCGTTGTCCCATGAGATCTTGTAACCAGATCCGCGACGTTTAATTACAGGTTCCACTTAATTTTTACCTCGTCCCTTGGTTTGGAGATGACAGTTTTGCGTTTAGGGTATTCCTGGGTAACCTCGTTGTCATTCAAATGATTTATGTTTTCAGCCTCCTGCAAAGTATTGTTGGTTTCCAATGCCCGGATGCGTCTTCCATCGCGTTCCATCTCGAACTGGTAAGCACACCAGAGCGAAGATACCCTGTAATCGTGCATATCGCAGCCGTTTCTGTCACATGCCATCACTCCACCCCCCGTGTGGTTACTTCAATTTTTCTTTTCAAATTCTTAAATAGTCGCAGCGTAGCCCACCATTCTTCATCCCAGTCCGCACCGACATCTGCGGTTGATACAGTACCGTTAAAATTCTTGTCTTTGTCCTTGTTTAGGTTAACTATCATGCCACTGATCTGGTCACTGTAACCCATCGACTTCAAAGCGTTGATGTATGCTCGGATCTGTAGCATGGACTCAGGGTAGACAGTGGCGTGGTTGCTTGTCTTCCAGTCAACCAGGATTAGCTTATGATTATCCTTAAAAATTGCGTCCACCGTTCCTGCATACCCCAGTTTTTCGTTGTATACCGCGACCTCGCCCTCGAGGTAGATCATTGGGTAATCTTTTCTCCAGTCATTAAAAGCTGATATAGCTGGTGACATTTCATAATCGATCACCGGATCATGACCACGCAGAATCTCGTCGATTATGTTGTGAACATTCGATCCCTTCTCCATCTCACGGCCTTCATCGGGATCACCACCGCTTCTGATGAGAGACTCACGCCATCTTTCCAGACCGGGCTTTCGTATGACTGTGCCTGTCACGCCCGTCACAGATTTCATCTTTGCGTCACCATCGGGCGTTTGGTAGTAGCGAAGACTGCCGTTGGAGGCTGTGACACGCACAAGCTCACCTCCACCCAGGCCCAGTGCGGTTGGGATAGTCTCTATGTTCATATCATTTTGTCCAGATCTATTTCATCGGACACCGTTTCAATCTCAGGTTCTGGTTCAGGTTCAGGAGGAGCAGCAATTTTGACAGAGGTGTTCAAAAGAACGGGTGTCAGCATGTCAATCATGTCCACGATCTTCTGGTTGATATCGCCAATTTCACTCTTCTCGTCTACCTGCTTTGCCACGAGATCCACGGCTGCTTTGAACACTACGGCTGCATCGATCTTGTTCTCCTTCGAGATGCTGTTCGACTGACTGGCTTCAGGAACAAGGAATTCTGGTAAATTTGCAGCCTCTGCGTTGCGGATTGTGTTGATAGTCACTCCACCGCTCAACGTCTGGGCCTGATACTCAACAGTCCACATTGCGTTTGTCCGACTGAAGATCAACCGTGATATGTTAGGCCAGACTGAAAACCACTTGCTTGTGTTGTCGAGGCCCTTGAGCTTTATGCGGTGATACGCCTTACCGTTACGTGTAACTTTTTCTTCCTGATCATCAAGGGTTCCTGTGAAACTCATCAATTGTTCTGACATTGTTTTCCTCCTAGATGTTTTTGTTAAAGTCTATAAACGAATTAAGTTCTGCTTGGCGTTTACGTCTTTGGAAGTAGAGGCCGGAGCAGCGTTTGGTACAGAACTGCACACCAGGAAACTTCCTCCGCTTTGCATTCTGTCTACGGCTGGCGGCATCTACTCCTGTAACAACGTTAACCTGCCGACAGAAACCACAAACAAACTCGTATGAGTGAGCTTTCTTCAGGCACTCCCGACACCAGCCAGTCTTGTTGGTTTTGGGCCGAAGACGCTTGGAACACCCACCCATACAGGCTTTACTTGTATCTGACCACCTGTTGTTCTTCTTCAGGCCGTGCTGCTCCACCAGTTGGAAGACACGTTGTTTTGAAACTCCTGCCAGATCACCGATCTCTCGGTACGTGAGATCTGGATTCAATGACAGTAAACGTCTGACTATGTGTTGCGCTGTTATCATCGTATCAACCTTTCAGCAGTGATTTTTAAACAGAGCTATCAATCCAAGTGTCGCTATCATGATAGGAAAAACCCACAGGTAGAAGGCTGCAAACCACATGTTTGCGAATTTCCAGAGGCCCTTGTCTTTATTCTCGCTCATTTTTTACTCCTCCAAGTATCAGGCGACGACCATGAATCCAACAGTAGCCAGAGCCATCGATCATGTAGACAGCTATTCTGTCACATAAAAATTTAGATGACTCCCTGGATATACACAGCATGGTTATCACGCCATTTAAGTTCCCGTTTTCGTTCTCGTTCATTTTTTTCTCCACTTTTATCTTGATGCCAAGGTTCTGAATGCGTGTTCAGCCTGTGCCGGGACCACCGCGTTGCCAAGCATCATCAACGCAGCCACCCGATCCTCGATTTTCCAAGCATCATCCACGTTACGAACTGAGGATTCAGTCTCATGCACTTTACACCGTGCTGGTGCGAGTTCGGGGTAGTGTTCAATGATCCATCCCCATCGTGGATCTCCGGGTCCGGGTGGGAATTCAGGGAGTCCGGGTCTGTAGATATACCCATCTCCCCACCCCTGCTTTTTATCATCTTCTCCCTGTCCGGTTTTCCCACTATCGCTGGGTGATTGCTCAGTCCCTGTTGTCCGTAGTTCGGCCTGTTGGATATCTTCCCTGCTTCCGCTACTGTCGGAGTAGGCCAGTTCTTCGGGTGCATCTCCGGTTGAACATACTCCCTCAAGTTGTCTGGTGCTGTCCTGCCCTTCCTTGCCCCTGTTATGAACCTCTCCCTGTTGGCTTCTTCTGATCTCGGAGGTAGGCTGTCCATAGTGTTCGGAGTAGGCCAGTTCTTTGCCATCGCTGACAGATGCGGTGGGGGGGTGTCTGCTCTCCGACTGATCGGTTGGTCTGGGTTCTTGTACTCCGTACTCCTTGGCGTGGGCCAGTTCGTTGCTGCCCCGTCCAGTCCTGCCCCGAACTCTGTCCCCGTCTGATTGGACACCCGCACAAACCGTCCCTTTTTCATGACAGTCGTACCTGGTTGTCCCTTGTGATCCCGTGTCGCGGGCGTAGGCCAGGATGAAGACTCGTTCTCGTCTGTGACTTGCACCGATTTCCGAGGCGGTGAAACAACCCCATTCCGCATCGAACCCAGCTTGGGCCAGGTCTCCGAGTATTGTTCCAAAGTATTCGTGAGAAACGAGGCCTGGTACGTTCTCCAGGAATGCGAAGCTCGGTCGTATCTCGCGAATGAGTCTGATGGTATCGGGCCACATGTTTCTGGGATCGTCGGCACTTCTCTGGAGTCCGGCAACACTGAAGGGCTGACAGGGGAAACCCCCGATGATTCCATCCACCTTTCCAGCAAAGACTTCTGTTGGGAAGGTTCTAATGTCAGAGTAGATCGGAGCCTCGTCCAGTAAACCTTCTGAAGCTCTTTCCGCCAGGACGCGGGCGCACGTGATTTCCCTTTCCACGTAAGCGACTGTGCGAGTCTTGATAGCTGCGCTGATTCCAAGGTCAAGCCCACCGATTCCACTGAATGCACTGATGACGGTATATGTATCCACATTATTGCTCCTAAAACCGCAAGTCCAGAATTTCACGGTTTGTCATACTCAAAGACCCGTTATCGTGGGCCTCGTCCCACCCGGAATCCAAGTCTGTATGACGGCTATGACGGCAAGGACAATCACAGAATCTCACATCACCT